GCCCAAATTCAACAAAGCCGTCAAAAGTGGACTGGATTTGTTTGCAAAGGATGTCCAGAGAACTCTTGGGCAACTAGAGGTTCTGCAACCACAGACTCTGGTTGAGGCGTACAACCAACCTGTTCAACCACCCGTTCTTCCAGACCTCACTCCTCTGGAGCGGTACGCTTACGCAGAACAACCGCAACAAGAGGTTGAAGATATTGCCACACCTCCACCACGCGAAAGCATGGTTGTTCCTCAAGAAGATTCAAATCTTTATCCAGAGTTTGCAAATCAAGCACAAGCGCAATTCAGCAGGGATATGGTGTCCATCACGCCATACGAGCAGGCCGTAACGGATGTTGTGGGGGCGGAGGTGGACTCGCTGCGAAACGATGCTGGTGAAATCGCAAAATCACCACTAGAAGTTTTCTCTAAGCCTCTAGACGCAAATAAAGTTCGTGCATTAGGGTTGGTAGACCAAGATGGGAATCCAACCGAAAGAGGTCAGTTGTTTTACAACCTCCAGCAGTCTGGAGTATTCAACGAGGATGGGACGATCAACGAAAAGGGTCAGGCGTATCTTACTCCAATTGCTGACATTGGAAAAGAAGAGAATCTAAAAGCATTTCAGATTCTTTGGGATGATGAAGTCATAAGACCAAACGCAACCTTTGGAGAAATCGCAAGAAATACGGGTAAGTTTGTTGTTGATGCTGCGTTAGGAGGTGCAACAAGAATAGGCCAAGAAGCCCAATCGTTTTGGTACAACTCCCAAACATGGGATAGCGCACTTGGAAGAACTGATCTCAGACCTCAAGAATTGAGAGACAAAATGACCGCAAGCGGTCTTGGTCTCGTTGAGGGTGCTGTAGAAAACCTTGCGGGGTGGGCTGGAATCGCAGATATCGGCTCGGCTTGGATCGGTAAAAAGCTTTATGATGTTCTTCCTGATGGAATGGAAGACGAGGCAGAGCAAGCATTGTATGCTGCTCGTCAACGCCAATGGCAAACCCAACAAAACATCGCCAATTTAAGTACGGGTGAAATAGCAGAAGCTGTTCTTGGAATGGACAATGCTGTAGCTGAAGCTGAATCTGCAAAAAGCAGGATTGGTAAAGAGGAGTTTGACAAGCAATATGGTCAAACAAGCGCATTTTCGCAACTGGCACTAGACCCAACTAATGCTATCCCAGCGTCCATTGCCGTAAAGGCTGCTAGAACAGCACCACTTGCAAACAGGGTGGCAATTACCGCACAAAAAAGAATGGCGAGTATTGCCGCTCAAGATTTGGCAATTGCTGAAGCGCAAACAGCTATCGAGGCAGCTAATGCTGTTTTGAAAAAAGAAGCCGCAACCGTGAGTGTTGCGAATCGTCTAGCTTTCGACATTTCAACACGCGCAGGAGCAAGCCCAGAGTTGGTTGCTAGGGCTAACCAAGCATCTCAAGTTGCCAGCAGAATTTCTGATAGTGCCAACCAAATTAGGGCAACACTTCCAACCGTAACTACGGAATTGGAAAGTCTTGTCGCAAAGCGTAATAGCCTAGCCACTCGCATTCCAGAGGCGTACTCACAGAAGGTTCTGCAAACGATGGAGCTTGGAAGGCAGATGCGTTCCATGCCAGCAAAGGCAGTTGGCGCAACCTTGGAGCGTGTTGGTGATACAATTTCAAAGACTGACACAGCGGTCACAAACTTCCTGCAAGAGCGTGGTCTGGATCAAATGTACACAGCTGCCGTTGGCGCAGCTGGGGTTGTTGGTTTGGCTGGAAATCCCATTATTGGAGCGATTGGTGCAGGAGCGGCAGCACTCAAGACTGGCAAGGTTCTGTCCAACTACGGGAAGCTATTCCGTTATGTAGGAAAAGAGATGGAGAATGTTCGAGCGCAGATGCCATTCTGGAAGCGTGTGGCGAGACACACCGCACCCGGTTCCTTGAGTCGTGGATTTGCACACACATTCAACATGCTAGACCTAGGTGGTGTCACATCTGACACAATCCGCAGGGCTGGTCGTGGTATTGCCGCAGCCGCACCTACGGACTTGATGTTTGAGTACCTATCTGACGGTGCTGACATGCGTCCAGAGACCTTGTATCAAGCAGGTTCGGAGTCATTCTTTATTGGTGGTTCGTTTGCTGCTGGTGGTGGTGCATTCATGGGAACCAAGAAACGCATGCGTGAGCTTTCCATTGGTGATGAGATTAACTTTAGGCGTGATCTTACTGACCCGCGCCAGAAAGCATTGTTTGAAGCAATTCCCGCTGGCACTCGCAGGGCTATTTCCACTTACGCCATCGCCAACCCAACACTCAACTACACCTTTAAGGACTCTGGTGCTAGCAGGTACGACCCCAACACCAACACGGCAGTTATCAATGTTAATTCAACCAACCCGATCAAGGCACTGGTTGCACACGAAACGCTCCACCACACGGTCATCAAGAACAACATGGAACCCGGCATCGCCGCCCTGTTCCTAGGTGACACCAAGAACAACACGGTTGGTGGATTGTTCCGTTCTAGGGATGGTAAACTAGACCCTAATTTCGAGGCATTCCGCGATGGTTATTACAAGCGTCTTGGGGTTGAGGGCATGTCCAACGCCGAGAGAGATGCCATCTACCCGCTCGACAAGATTGCGGTTGAGTATTTCATCGAGAAGCACGCTGATCAGTACGCAGCAATGGCGGAAAGTGGCGAGCTTGGAGCGGTTGCCTCCAGTGGTGCTGCTAGGCGCAAGCTTGGATCAATCCTTGAGACCGTCCTGCCGAGGATTCCAGTCCTCAAAGACCTCCACTTCAAGAGCGGCGGAATGATCGACAAGAATGGTGCGTGGGTGACTGGAAACGGCATCCTAGACGCAGAGGGAGTCAAGCGTGACCCAATCACCAGCAAGATGTTCCGCGACATGAACAGGCGCAGTGCCGGGCTTGTGCCGGGGCAATTTGACCCTCTCATGAGCGACAAGCCAGACTCTGGTGCGCCGATCCTTCTCAACCCATCTGACAGCATTGATGCCGAGCTTCTTCACCCGCTGGTGCAGGTTGACGATGCCAACAAGCCAATCATGAAGGACGGCAAACCTGTGGCACTGGATAGGGCTACAGAGCTTTCGCGTGCGCTTGCAGGGCTTACCGCTGTTGAGGTGATGCGGAGGAAGAGGGCAGAGAACTATGCCCCAGAGAAGGGTGAGGCACACGTGGATGACGAGGGGCAATTCCAGCCCGGATGGTTGTCCAACGATGTCCTCACCGAGATGTTCGCCAAGAACAAGTACAACCCAGAGCAGAAGCGTATCATCCGCGAGATGAACAAGCTGATCCGCAAGGGTGCTGGAGATCGCGTGGTCATGATCAACTTCCCCGCGACAACCAGAAACAAGGCTGGGAAGGTTGTTTACAAGCCGCAGGGTGCTACTCTACGCGACACGGTTCCAGTCGCTGTCACCATCTCCAAGGACGGCAACTTGCTGTTCGGGCTTATGTCTGTAACCAAGCTTCATGAGAATATCCAGAAACGTTCACAGGACAGGCGCGGCAAGAAGCTGTATGGTGGCAATGTGGATTTGATCCTGCGGGACACGCAGGCGATGATGGACTACCACAAGCAAGGCGTGGACAGCATTGAGTTCTTCAAGCAAAAGTATGGTGCTGTTGAGGCCGATGAGCGCAAGAAGTTCATCAACACCATGTTCGGCCTGCTCAACCAAAAGGAGCAGGCAGTCCTCAACCCGATGCTTCTGGAAGATGGCATTAAGAGCAAGGACAATGTCTACCGCACCTACCGCGCAGATCGCGTTAGCAAGGCAGTCCCAATGGCCCCAGAGGAGTACGCAGCCATGCCGTTTAGCTACGAGGCAGTGAGTCAAGTCCGCATGCCAGAAGCCCAGCGAGCGATGCCAGAGGGTGTCTCCCCAGAAGACCTCAACCCCGTAGCCAACGCACAGGAGGCTCAAGGACGATGGTCAGACGGCAAGCGGATGTTTGCGATCAACGAAATGGATGAGAAGCTGATTCCCATCACCTCCAAGGCGATGCTGGAGTCGTATCCAGCGGATGCTATCGGGTGGATGGAGCCAGAACCACAAAAAAGTGTTGCATTGCGTACAAATCAAGCCCAAGAAAGGCCCGTAAATGAAAGACAACCAACCACAATACAAACTCAACCCAGCGGCGCAAGCGTTAGCGGATCAGAAGCCACAGGAGAAGGACTACGACAACAAGGAGGACTATCTAGAGGCACTGAGCAGCTTCAACCACAGGGTCGTCCCGGCGATCAGAGCATCCCTCTCGCTGGATTACCCGCAACAGTAACGGTTCCCGGAATCGGGAAATATACCTTTGGCCCTAACGAAACCGCTCGCTCCATTGCGGCGGAATATGCGCGTTCTGCTGGAATTGATTACAACCCACCAAGAACTTACGCAAAAGTAGATACCGAGAGAGCTAAACGGATTGCGGATGAGTACGAAAAAATGGCTCACAATCCAAATGATCCAAAGGTCAAAGAGTCTTATGATGCGATGATCAAGGAGACTCTCGACCAGTGGGAGGCAATCAAGAAGACGGGGCTAAAGGTTGAGCCGATTCCTGCTGGATCTCCAGATCCATATGCAGCAAGCCCTCGACTGGCACTGATTGATGTAAAGGACAACAATCATTTGTGGTTCTTCCCAACAGCAAGTGGGTTCGGTGGTACTGAATCTGCTGGGATCGACATTAGCGGCAACCCACTAATGCAGCCAACGGGCGAAGTTATTAATGGACATCCGATGCTCGCCAATGATGTGTTCCGAATTGTTCATGATTACTTTGGACACATTAAAGAGGGTGTTGGATTCCGAGCAGATGGTGAGGAAAACGCATGGCGATCACATTCTGCCATGTATTCCGACAAAGCTCGCCCGGCAATGACTGCTGAGACTAGGGGTCAAAACTCATGGGTTAATTTTGGCCCATTTGCGGAATTTAACAAAACTGCAACAGGTGCTGACACTCAATATGCACCACAGAAAACTGGTTTGCTTCCTGATTGGGTTATGACCGAAGGTGCATCCGATGCAAGGTTTATGCCAGAGAAAGATGTGGATGGCGACAAGGGGGTTAGCGTACCAATTGGATCTTTGGGTGAACTCAGAAAGAATGTTGAGATTAAATCATCCAATTTGCCCACCGATACAAAAAGTGTTCCTAAGTTTGTTGCTCGAACTGGCAAGGATGATCCTTGGAAAGTAATGGATGGGCCGCTTAGAATTTTAAAAGGAAACTATCTAACCCCGTTGCCAAACATTAAGGTTGAGAAAACAAAAGACTTTTCGGTGCAGAATCAAGACCTGATAGGAAACGCATTAAGTGCTTCTCAAGCACCATCCAATGATCCTAAGGAGGTCAAAAAGCAACAGGTCGCAGCGGCAAATGTTTTGGATTCTTTGGAGAAAATCAATTCTGCCGTTCAAGATATAGAAAACGACCCGTTTAAGTTTGTAGATACTCGCGGGTATGCAGAAATAATGAAAAAATCTGGCGTGGCTGGAGATGTGTTAATTCCACCATCGTCATTAAGAGTTATGTTAAATGACCCAGATGCCTTTGCCGCTTTGTTAAGCGGTGGTTATCATGGAGACAAAACAGTACCCGGCATTCGTGAATCTGCTATGTCTGGATTGGATGCTGTGGTTGAAATGCGAGACCTTATTAAAGGTAGACCACCAGAGTTGATTACAGCACTACACCACCTTTGGGGTACGCTATCTAAACAATTACCACCATTACAACAAGAAGCGTTGTGGATGAGAATGATTGTCAACAAAAAGGTCATGGATCAAATCAAGGCATCCATTGATGGCACATTTAACTTAACTCCAGACCAATGGAAAAACATCGTTTCTAGTGCTAGGACAGAAACCGTTGGCACATACGGGAAGCTGGGTGAGAACGCTACATCTAATGCTAATAGCTTCTACTTGATGCTAAGCAAACACAATGGAAGATGGAATGAGGTTTCAGATGTTTATCAAAATAGCGATCCAGTAAAAATGCGATACGCATTTAACACGCTTGGTCACGGTGCAACTGGCATTAAGAATAAGGTGCAAAGCTTTATTGGACTTACATTTGGCATTAAGGGAAATGTGCTAGATAGATGGAGGTTTGTTGACATGTATCTCGATGATGCAATGAAGTTAACTGGAGCAAAAACACCAAGAGAATACTTCAAATACGAAGGCAAATCCAAAAATGTTCCAGTTGATAAAATTGGAATTTACAAAAACTATGGAACTTTAGAAAATAACCAGTCATTGTTTAGCTTGATGCTGTATTCTGCAATGGATAGAGTTTCTCAAATTGCGATTGATTCGTCTCCCGCAATGCAGAAATTGCTTGGAAATCACGCCGACCCCGGTGGGTTGCATTGGTTGTCTTGGAATGCCATTAAGAACGAGGCAGTTGGTCATTCATCCCTTGACATTACCAAGAACTTCATAAAAAAATACGCCAGTGATGGTGACTTTTCTAAACTAACCGCTGACAACTTCTTGAAGTTTGTAAACAATACTGAGGCTTTTGTTGAGGGTACATCTGGTGCTGGAGATGAAATTACTCGATTGACTTTGAGTAATGGTGTGTTTAACTATTCAAAACGATGAACTTATTCCCCGGAGATTTTACCGACGACATTGATGACTCTTCTGAAATTATTCAGTTAATGATTGAAGAGGCAGAGAAAAACCTTAAACGCAAACTCACCGACAAAGAAAAAAGCGACATCATCAAGTCTATTCGCAATCCGAAATAACCAATGAGCGAGAAACTAACCGCAGAACCAGATCAGGAATGGTTCGCAGAGGTCATGCGCCGAGCCGAGGAACACGGCAACAGGCAGCGGGTGGAGTTCTGGAACCCACAGGCAGCGGCAAAATGCCTCTGGCTGCTCGCACAGGGGAAGAGCATCAAAAGCACCTCCGAGATCACCGGGCTTGCCCGTGACACCGTGCGGTCGCTCATGTGGCGGCATTCTGACACTCTGGAGACGAAGCGGAAGGAGTTCAGCCAGAAGTACGCGATGGCTGCTGAAACATACACCGACCTGTTGTTCGCGAAAGCAGATCAGTTGTCCGACGATCCCGAACAACTCAAGAACATCTCCCCAGACCGACTGGCGATCACCGTGGGTGTCCTCACGGACAAGTCCATGCAACTCTCTGGCATGGCTACTGCGGTCGT